ATACGGGTTTCAAGAGAAGCCGTCATATTCTCAAGCGTATTGCGATGATTTAGTGCTTCTTCTAGTGCTCTGTAATATGGTTTTTGTGGTGCGGTTAACTCACCAATTAACTCAATAGTTTCAAGATGTTCCGATTTCTGCGTATGGTTAGCAAGCAACTGCAATACACTTTCACGCAGAGTGGCTTCTTTTGTTGCTAGAATGTCTGCTTGATTATCATCATGAAGTTCACTGCCACAGGCATAACACTTATGGTTTTTAAGGTCTTCAATCTCTTTTTTTAATTTAGATTGTGTCTTTTCTTCTTTAAAATTAGCAGCATCAATCGATGCAATCCATCGTTTTGCCTCATCACGTTGCTTTACTTTAGCATCATAATTAGCAATGTCACGGTGAATAGCAATTTCTGCATCAATATCAATGCTAGAAAGGTTAGCAATATTAAGTTTTATTGCATCACAATCATCAAGTTGTTTCTTTTGCCATAAATTTTGACGAACTTCAACGTTTTTTAATTGGTCTTCTAACTTCTTGTTAGCAAGAAACTGCTCACGTAGGCGATGATTTGCAATTTCTGCATCAATATTAATCTCGCTTAGTGAGATAAGATTACGCTCAATCTTATTGCAGTCTTCATCATGTTTGGTTTGCCACAACTTTTGGCGTTTTTTAAGGTTATCAATTTGTTCGGCAATACGCACGTTAGCATCTTGTACTGCTTTAATGCAAATCTTTTCTTCACCAATCATATCTTTGGTGGTTTTAATTTGATTCTTTAGGTTGTCTGCCTTCTCACTTAGTATAGTAATACCAAGCAACTGCTCAATAATTTGGCGTTGGTCATTGGCTCGCATACTCAAAAACGGTTCGGTATATGTGTTAAGTGCAACAACATGCCTGAACATGTCAATACTCATACCTAGCAGCCGTTCAATGTCACCTTGTGTCTCACGGCTATCGCCTTGACTATCATCGGTATAATCATTCTGCTCAGTGCCATCAATGTATAACTTGGTGATATTTGGTTTACGTCCACGTTCAATACGATATTGGCGACCATTTACTTCAAAATCAACTGTCACGACCATGTTCTTGCCATTGGTCTTGTTGATTAGGTTATCTTTCTTGATATTTGTAAGGGCTTGACCGTAGAGACCATAACTCAGGGCATTGATGATTGTGGTTTTACCCGTGCCATTTCTAGCACCAGTGTCATCACCTCCTAAATCTAAATTTTCACCTAACACCAAGGTTAGGTCACTACGGTCAAAATTCACGGCTTGGGTCGCATTGCCCACGCTCATGAAATTCTTAGCTGTTAGACTATTGATTTTTAACATAATACCTCATTGTATACTGTTTAATATGAAATTTGCAATATTTTTATTTGTTATTTCACCAAAATGCATATTATCATACGCATAATCTACTAGTAAATTTTCTGGTATTAAATTTATTTGTAAATTTTTTTGTAATATTTCATTAGTGTAAGTGGAAAAAAAATGCACTTTGTTATTTTCAGTTATGCTTTTTATCATCATAATATTTTTTATTAACCTATAGTTAAGTGAATCTTCAACATTTTTATTTGGCAGATTTTCAAGATATATCTCGTGATTTGAAACTATGTTATAAAATTTGTCAAAAATTAATGTTTCATATCTACTATGTTGCGGTAAAAAAATAATTAAAGTTTTATCTTTTAATTTGTTTTTTAATTTGAACAAAAGCCTTGCAATCAAATCAATACTTCCGCCAAGTGTGCCAAAATTATAAAAAGGGACGTGAAATTCTTTTGCTATTAGGTATGGAAAACTTTTTTCGTATTCAAGAGCTTCACAAAACACATGACTACAACCAAAAAACCAAAAATTGCCATTCATTTCATTATAATTTCTAAACCCAAACTTATCTATATGATATATTACTGAAAATTTATTTTCAAATATGTGTTTAAATTCATAAGGATCAGATGCATTAAAATTTTCTGAAAATGGTTCATCACGACGATACCATATTTCAGGAGTCAATTTTGAATAAAGTTTTACGCCCTTATAAAGTTTCATAGACTATTATAAATTTCCATAAGCAACTTAGTATCATAATGCTGAGTATCGAGATTACTTATTTGACTCAATACAATCTGGTCTACACTTTCAAAAGCAACGTCACCAATAGCATTTTCAGTTAAAACTTCACCACGATGTTGAATTAAACTCAATTCACGAACATTGTATGTTTTTTGCATTTCTTCTTTAATAAAGTTAGCTTCTTCATATGAAATTGATACATCTAGCTGAATGCGAGCATAGGTTCGATCATCTAGGTGTTGTTCAGGTGTTTCAAGCATTTGAATAAGATTCAACGTGCGATAACGAGGGGCGCTTGTCCAATTATGATACACGGGGTCCGCACCCCATTGCAGTATCATTGCGCCACGCTCGTCATCCCACGCATCCGCATAGTTATGCGGAAAGGCGTTTCCAATATAATGCACATTGCCTTTAATCTGACGTTTATGAAAATGACCTGTAAAGACAGTATCAATTCCACCAAAATCGTCAGCTTTAAGTCCACCATGGTCAGGCATTTCAACCATAGCGTTCATCTTAAAGTGTGGTAGTTCAAAATGTCCCATAACATATTTTGAACGAATCTTTCGCATACTCTTATATTCTTCGCCAATCAACCATGGAACAAAGGTTACATCGCCTTCTGTATGTTGATTTTCAACCAATTCAATATTCTTAAACTTTTGAATATAGCGCACACTTGTAATGGTGCGACGGTCTTTATGATATAGGTCATGGTTACCTGGAATAAAGATAACACGCAACCCAAGGTCATTAAGACGATCAAGTGATCGTAGGCTCACTTCCATAGTATTAATGTTTAGTGAGTTTCGTGTATCATGAAAATCGCCAAGAAAGAGAACTGTGTCACAATTCTCACTCTTGACAAGATCAATAAACCATGTCATATAGTTCTCGCAGTCTGCGAGAAACTGTTGGCTGTTGCTCTTATAACCTAAGTGTAGGTCGGTGAATATGGCTGCTTTGCGGAATAAGTTGGACATGTTCTTACTATACTATAGTAAAAATTGTTTGTCAATAATTATTCTATACCATCAATGCCGCTGCCGCCTACGCCACCCTTAAAGGCATTATTGGTTTGGCGAGTATAACTTGGATTCAATCCATTTGCTTCGAGGATGTCGTCACGAAGGTTTTGGTTGCGTTTTTCAACGTTAAGAACTCTAGTAAAGCTATTGGTGATAGTAGCAGTGTAATAAGCAAAAGGATTATTAGATTTGCTTTCGTCAAATTGTAGCCCTACCTGTGATAACTGTAACAATGCCTGAGAACGCATCTCATCATTGTATGTATACCCACGCCAGTTACCTTTACTGCCATATCGTTCACATAGCTTAATAAACATGCGAGCCAACATAGGAGTCATCTTGCCATGGTCTTTATTAAACCATCCATTGGCAATGCCGCCTTCCCAGTGGCTTTTGCCGCAACAAATAAGTTCATCATTTTCATTATAACGATAGTGTTGAAATGGTGGGAAATTAACTTTGACATGATGGTCGGCGCTGCTCTTTGGCGTTTTCTTACGACCTGGCGCAAGTGGAATATGATCCCAACATACAATTCTAAAAACTACATCAGTTTTCTTGATAGTATGCCAATCAACAGCATGAGCATCTTGTTTGGTTTTTACGCCTGTTGCAGTCATTGCTTCCCATGCTTGCTTTCCCATTCGGTCAGCACGAGCACGTTTAGCTTCTGCAACAGTTCGTTGGTTTATCTTAGATAAACTTGGAAGAATAAGATCATAAATCTTATCTTCTTCTGTAAGAAATGAACAGTAAGTATTCTTGCTTCTAGCAATTTCTTTGAGTAGTTCTTTGTTGGTTAAGTAAGGAGTGCGTTTATTTGTCATGTTACTATTATATATGGTTATTATAAATTAATAAATATTTTTCTGAGGTAGTCATGGCTTTATTTAATTTTTCACCACAACAATATTATAGCAGAACTCCATTTGCAAATCAACAAAATCCTGTATTTTATAATCCAGGACAATCACAGCCTATTGGCAATGGTGTATTGAATAATATTGCTGCTTTTGCTGGCTATACTCCAACCAATCAAGTACCAGGCACAGTTGGATATCGTTTGCCTGCACAAAGTTATGCTAACTACGGAATTAATAATATCAGTCAATATGGCACACAAAGTTTAAAAACTCAGTTAGTTGATACTGCAATAAACAGTGCGTTAAATGGTTTTGTAAGCGGATTAACTGGCGGTGCAACAATGGACCCAACCAATGGGCGTTTATATGGCAGCGGTATCTCTCAGGGTGCTACCAATGAACAATTATTGCAACCAAGTAATGGCGCAAGCAATGTTGCATGGCAGGATGATAGTGAAGATCGTGTAATCATTTATGACCAAACTGGTAAGTTTATCGGAGCAAGTGCAGTATTTTCTCCACTTGCAGATTTAGGCGGCGTGTTGTTTCCATATACTCCTACGATTGAAGTTACCCACAAGGCAAGTTATGATATGATGAACCTTGTTCATACCAATTATACTACGCCTGCTTATCAGCATAGCAGTGTAGATGGTATCAATATTACAGGAACATTTACTGCAAACTATCCTGCAGAAGCAGAATATATGGTTGCAATGTTGCATTTTTTCCGCAGTGTTACTAAAATGTTTTATGGTAAAGACCAATTGGCTGGCACACCGCCGCCAGTTCTGTTCTTAGATGCATACGGAATTTATACCTTTGACCATATACCAGTAGTTGTAACCAGTTTCAGTTATTCATTGCCAAATGATGTAGATTATATTAGTTGCACTGTAAAAGGCGAAAAACAAAAGATGCCAACTAGCCTAAATGTTAATTTAAGTCTAATGCCAACATACAGCCGCAACAAGACTAGCAATGAATTTAGTCTGCAAGGATTTGCAAAAGGTGCTCTGGTTAAGGCTAATGATGGAACTGGAGGTTGGTTATAATGGTTACCACTCCAACAAATTATTCTATAACTAGTCCTTATTACAGCACTCCTACTTTTGATAGTGGTAAATTTCTTGATATAATGAATTATCGTGCAATTCCAAAACTTGCAAATGATATGCTATCTGCTATTCCTGCACAATATGATTTGCGTCCAGATTTATTTGCCTATGACTTATATGGCAATCCTGGTCTATGGTGGGTATTTGCAGCACGCAATCCTAATACGCTATTTGATCCGCTATGGGATTTTACCGCAGGAACAGTGATTTATTTGCCTCAGAAGAGTACACTACAGACGGCATTAGGAACTTAAAATGCCAACCAATTTAACAAAGACTGAACAACTTACCGCAGCAAGCAATCAGTTGAAAACTTGGCTTAAGCAAGAGTTAGCACAAAAAGGTGCAGTACTTGGCGGAGAATATGAAGCAAAAGCATATGATATCCTAAACAGTGGCAATTATCCTGATCTTGAAGTTGCAGTAAGAAACGGCACAACGGGTGGATTTGACACTATTTTTGCGCTACCTGAAGATATTGGACCATATGATACCATTATTTCTAATAATACTGGCGCTGGCAGTGGACAGTTAGTTAATACTCCACGAACAAACATAACTGCGCAGCAGTATACAACTGCAATCAATACTTCACCAAAAACTACTCAAGGTTCTGCATTTGATACTGCACTTACACAAGCATATGGCGCACAAGTTGCTCGCCAAGACGCAACACCAACTGTTGAATTACCGCCTGCTAGTAGCTCAGAAACAATTGCTGCAAGTGATAGTTTTAATCAAAGATTTGGACAACCAATTGATCCAGCGGCAGATACTCTTATTGTTAATCAACAAGCGGCTGCTCAAGCTGCGGCACAAAGCGCAACAGAACAAAATCAACTTCTTGCTCAACAATATTCCCTACGAGCAAGTGGTGACAACAATACTGCTGCAAGTAGTGGAGAAGGAACCAGTATTCCACAATCCAATATTGTTACAAGTCCAGCAGTAAAGGATGCAACCCTTCTTGGTGCTGACCCAAGTATAACCGAAGTTGGTGCGGGTCGAACTGGATTTAATACAGTAAGTGGCGTTAGCGAAGATGGCACAAATAATCAAAGTAAAGTAGATAACACACAATTTACAGATCAAACACCACTTAACAATAGAAGTTTGCCGCTTGGCGGAGCAAGTGATGCATTATCAGAAGGCGCAACTACTAGAATTCCAAATGGAAATGAAAGCGTAACTGTTACAAGTAGTGGCAAGGCAACTGGTGTACAATCGCCTACTACTGCAGTAAGCAACACGAGCAGTAGCAATACAGGAAATTCTTCACGAGTAAACCGATTACACTCTTATACAAACTATACATATCGCATATCGTTGTATGGTATACCTAGAACAACAATTAATCAAATTTATTCTAAGGCAGTTTTTCCTGGCAACGAAAGTGTACTATTAAATGGTGCTAAATTTGTTTGTGCTGATGGCGGTAGTGGAATTGGCGTAGATAGAACATTTTTTCCTGCGGATTTAACAATAGATAATCTTGAACTTGAAACTATAGTTAATACTAGTGGTGGAAGAACACGTGCAACCGATGTTATTAAACTTAAATTTGATATTATAGAACCTTATACGGTCAACTTCCTTGCCAGATTACAAATATTAGCAAATAGTATTAATCCAGGTGGTAATTGGAGTACTACTTTTTTTGTAATGAAAATAGAGTTTCTTGGATACAATGATGAAGGTGTTCCGCAATCTAAAAATTCTAACGGCGATGTCATACCTGGAACTACAAAATTTATACCGTTTACATTTATTAATATGAAATTTGGTGTCACTGCCAGTGGCGGCAAATATTCTTGTCAAGCTATACCAGTTAATGCATTGGGGTTAACTGGGTTGGATAATACTATTCCATTTCATGCAGAATTTCAAGGAGGCACTATCACTGATTTGTTTAATGCAAAAACTTTTAGCAGCGTTGCTACACAAACAAACGGAACAGGTTTAGATGCCAGAGAACCTAAAACACAAACTAGTGTGGCAGATGTTACTAGTGGTGCGGGAATATCTAATGTAATTGTAACAAAAGGTATTGCTGATGCCCTTAACAATCACGAAAAAGACTTGTGTAAACCAGAAAACAAAGGCAAGAAAAAACCAACAACTTATGAGTTTGAATTTGCAGATGAAATTGGCAATGCTTCTATTGTAGACCCAAATGTGTTTAAAGAACAATCTGCACCAAATACAGGTGGTAAAGATACTAATTCAATTAATCTTGGAAAACAAGGTTCAATCACATTAAGCACAGATAAACGTTCTTTCCGTGTAAATGGTGGTTCAAAAATTACTGATCTTATCGGTAAAGTTATCACTGTCAGTGATTATATGTTAAATCAGAATACTGATAGCGGACATGATACGCAAGTTTTAAAAACTTGGAAAATTACTCCAGTTATACAATTTGGTGACATTGATAGTTCAACTAATTACTATCAAAGAACTGTGAAATATGTAATAACTCCTTATATGAATTATGGACAAGATACGCCTGGTTTTGGTCAAGCACCAGTAAATCAAAGTCAAATTGTTAAAACTTACAAGTATATCTATAGCGGCGATAATCGTGATGTTATAGATGCCACTGTTGATTACAATATGGCATTTTTTGAATTAAAAAATGGTGTGCCGGGTCAGTATGTAGATAAAGCAAATGATGCACCTGGTCAGCAACAACCGTATGGCGGCGGCGGATATGATGGTAGCAGCGATCCAAGATTTTTTAAACCTCGCTATCATTACTTGCGTGGACTGCCTGGTCAACAAAATACAGGTGCTACTACGCAAAGTGGAAAAGCTATTGCAGTTCAAGATTTAATGGAAAAATTATATGATAATCGTGGAGATATGATTCGTCTTGATTTTACTATAGTCGGTGATCCAGATTGGATTAGCCAAGATTATGCTATATGTCATCCAAGTTTTATAGGAAATGAACAATATCTTAAAAATGGTAGTGTAAATTATAAAAATGCTGTATTTTTTAACTTTTATTTCGCTACGCCCAATACTGATTATGATGATACTAGCGGTTTATTTAATTCTGCTGGCAACTATAGCGAGTTTAGTGGAATATATCGAGTAGCACAAGTTACTAGTACGTTTAGTGGTGGTAAATTTACGCAGAAGTTGAAAAATTATCGTGTGCGCAACCAATCTGCGCCTCCAACCAATGCGGTTCGTAGCGACAGTGTAAATGGTGCTGCGCCAACAAGTAGCAATAATGCTGGCAATAGTCCTGTTGCTGAAAAACCTACCAATACAGTAGTTGCACCAGATACGGTTGCTAACATAACTCGTTATACTGGTCCATTAAGAAATGACGATTTTCGTAATCGTGGTGTTGGTGCTACAGATGCCTCTGGATATTCAAATATAACAGGAGCACGTGGTCAGGGATTAAGCGAAGACGGCGGTTAAAGGATAAGAAATGGAACACAGTTTACAAGATAGTTCTAAAACAAGTGGAGCATATACCCACGAGAGTGCACAAGGTATCCGTATATCGCCCGGTCCCTATGTGGGTATTGTTAAGGCAAATACCGATCCTCTTCGCAGCGGTAAACTTCAAGTTTGGATTCCCGAACTTGGTGGTGATCCTGATGATCACAGCAGTTGGAGAACTATGAGTTACTGTACGCCTTTTTACGGCGTAACAGATATTCGTGATAATAAAGATTATGCTGGCAATCCACATAGTTATGGTATGTGGTTTGTTCCGCCTGATATTGGTGTTAAAGTTCTTTGTACATTTGCTAACGGCAATCCATTTAATGGATTTTGGTTTGGTTGTATTCCTGAGTGGCCAAGTTTACATATGGTTCCTGGCATAAGTGCTGCTGGCGGTAACAGCGGTGTCCCTTCTCCTGTTGTAGATTTTTATGATGGTAGTAGTACGCCTGGTGATTTACAAAATTTTTCTTCACACCAGCGCAATGTTCATCAATATCAAGAAGCAATATGGGATAAACAAGGATTATTAAAAGACCCTGATCGTGGACCAGGCACTAGTAGTGCATTCCGTGAAACGCCTAGTAGTGTATTTGGTATTAGTACGCCTGGTCAACCACTCAGTACTGCAAAGAGTCCTACCGATACAAGTAGTGTTGGTGAAGGCACAACCGAAATAGGTGTTCGTGGTCGCAAAGGTGGTCACACATTTATTATGGATGATGGCGATATAAATGGCAAAAATCAAATGATGCGTTTCCGCACTAGCGGCGGTCATATGATTATGATGAATGATACCAAAGACTTCATCTATGTTATCAATAGTAAAGGCACTGGTTGGGTAGAAATTAACTCACAAGGCGACATGAATGTTTATAGTGGCAGCAAAGTAAACATTTTTGCACAAAGTGAAGTTAACGTAGAAACTAAGGGTGCACTCAAATTACATGGCGCAACGGTTGATATTGTAAGCGATGGTGCGCTTAATATACAAGGAAAAGATGTTAATGTGTTGGCAGATGGCAACGCAAAGATGACTGGTAAAACAGCATTGCATTTGAAAGGTAAAAATTCTTATCTAACTGGCGATGCTTGTTTACAGATAAAGAGTGATGGGCACATTGATGCCGAGGGTGCTTGTCATACCATTAATACAAAGGCAGCAACAAAAGCAATGGAAGCAGGCAAGGCAACTCCGCCACAAGGAATGCCAAGCAAAGAAACATTTAGTGGTCGTGCCTCACCGCCAAATCCACAAGCACAGCAACCTTATGGTTCACAGCAAGGTCAAGCAACTGGCGCATCTGGTCCATATGGTGCACCTAATAATTTTGGCAATGGTGGCGTTCAACCAAGTTATGGTCCAATGACTAACAATATTCCGCCTATTGTTTATACAAACAATCCTCCTGGTTTACAAGGACAAGGCAACCCAATTGGAAATTATGCGCCTGCTGGTTTTGTTCAAACTGGTATAAGTTATGCTGCTGCCGCACTTGTTCAAAATCTTACTTTTGGTGGCGGTGCATACTTTGATATAACCAATTTAAGTTCTGATAACAACAGTAGTCCAGAATATAGCACTGGAGAATTGCAAAACAATCCTGGCAATCTACAATATGTCAGCGGAGATGCGTATGCAGTTGGATTTGCACATAATTTAGCAGTATATGCAAGACCAGAACAAGGAATTGCTGCTCTTATTACCTTATTTGATAGTTTTGCTGCTAATCCAAGCACAGTGTGTGCACAGTTGTTACAACAATACTTGAAGGCAACTAATCTACAAGACCCACGAGTTGTTGATGCTGCTCGTTTTATGCAGAATAATTTAGGCATTGGACCAAACGATTATGTGGCACTTAAAGACCCAACTACTCGTATTGGTTGGGCAGCAAATATTATAAAGTATATTCAAGGTCGTATCATTTATACCTATGACCAAGTAGCAAATGGTTGCGCATTAAGTCTAAACATTGATATTAAAACTTTCCTTAACGGTGCACAGCCAGTTACTAAGCCTTGGCAAAATAGCAGTGGTGCAAATCCATATAGTGGCTTTGTTAATCCAGCAACTAATAACAACCTTGTAAACAGCGGCGCAAGTCCAATGCAACAGATTGGCAACTATATTCTCAATAGCGTTCTCAACAATGTTGTTGGAACCGTAGCTGCTGATGTTGGAGCAAGCGTTGGTAATACTATTCGTCAAACTATAGGCAGTGGATATAATACTTCTAATACGGGCAGCGCAATTGCACAAAATACAGGCGTGTTTGCAGATTTAAATGGCAAAGTATTTGGTAATGGACAATGTGCTGCTCTTGCACAATCTACTATACCAAACTTTGGCACAATGTCAAGTCTGCAACAAGGTCAAAATGTAATGGGTTCTTCTCTAAACGATATCAAGGCAGGAACAGTGATTATTACAACTAACTTTACAGATGCAAATGGAAATCCTGCTTATGCACCGCCTGGCAGTGGTGGTGTAAGCGGTCAAAGCCATACTGCAGTTTTCCTTGATTATCACTATGATGCTAACGGAAACCGTGATGGCATGATAGTTCAAGATCAATATAGTGGCAAAGCATGCGGACCACGTGTAATTTTAAATGGAAATGGTCCAGAGAGTGCAGACAAATTTTATGTTGCAAAGAGTGCAGCAAATGGTTATTCACCAAATGGTGTTCAGGTACCCGGTGCTGTAACAAAGGTTGATCCTCCCGCAGATGTTCCGATTCCACCAACTCGTCCAGATAGCTTAGATACTGTTGCAACAAGCAACGGTCGCAATTTACTTGATCCTGCGCAACAAGCAGAGTTAAGAGGACAAACTATTGGCAGTGGAACTGGTTATAATGGCATATCAACAAATGTTACTGTGTCACAACCAACACCACAAGACAAAATTAACACACTTGATTCACAACTTACTAATAAAACTACTCAATATAATAATGCATTGGATACTTTTGGTCCCAATGATCCAAGAACTATCGCATATCAAAACGATGTTGCTACATTACAAAGTCAAAAAGATACTATTATCGCAACATCGCCTCTTCTTGATAAGCAACCTGGTGATGCAACTGGATCAGTCTCTGCGCAAATAGAAGCAGATAGTAACTCTTATTATGCATCAGGTTATCCACGTAACAGTGATTCAACTGCATATGAACCAGGTGGCAGTATCAATACAGAATATAACCCACCAAGTTATAACTCAGTACCTGGGTTACAACGAACATATGATGTGGCAAGTGGTCAGTATCAATATATCGGCAAGGATGACGCTGGTAATAATGTAGTAATTCAAGACAGCACAGTGAAAACACTGTTTGACCAAGGGCAAACGCCAAGTTCACTTTCTGAAATTGGTGCCAGCGGTATTAAATCAATTGAAGATAGCGGCACTTTACAATCTAGTGCGGCTGATACTACATATGATCGTGATACATCATACATGTATAACACCTCAAGTCCAACTGCAACGGACAATTCATATATGTATTATGATTCAAGTCCAACTGGTACAGGCAGTGGCAGCAGCATGAGTGAAGGACCAAGTATAGTATCAGGTACTGGCGGCGGCGATAGTATGAGCGGTGGACCAAGCTCAGTATCAGGTACTGGCGGCGGAAGCAGTTTCAGTTCTGCTCCAAGTTCTGATACTGGAGAATTAAAGTATGATCCAAGAACTAATGAAGTAGTGCATGCTGATGCATCGCAACCAACCGCACCAATCACTGCTGATACAAAAGCACCTGGCGCAGGCAGTGCGGCACCGGGCGGTGCTCAAGGAACGCCTGGAGGCAGTGCTGCTACTGGGCAAGGAGCAGCAAGTTGTTAATGGGTAAATATTAATATGGTAACATATAAAGGTTATAGTTCAGTTAATCGTGATTTTGGACCCTATGCGATCAGTGACAATGATCTCATAGTCCAAGATTTATTAAATCATTTGCAGATTCGTAAGGGTGAAAAACTTCACAATCCAAATATTGGTTGTATTATTTGGAATCGACTTTTTGATCCTCTTACACCAGCATTAAAGAATGAAATTAAGCAAGATATTGATAGAATAATTGCATATGACCCAAGATTCAATGTTGTTAGTCAAACAATTGTGCAAGAAAGTCCAGATGGTCATGGACTTGTACTAAATTTTTCTCTTCAATTTACCACTGACAATAAAGTAGCAGATTTAAGTGTGCTATTTGATAAGTCAAGCAGCAGACTTTACGTACTTTAATAGTCGTATATAATTCTTAAAATAAATAATAAGAGGTTTATAAATGGCTACTAATGCTCGTCAAACTAATATCTTTGCTGCGGAAGATTGGAAGAAAATATATACAACATTTTCTAATGCCGATTTCCAAAGTTACGACTTTGAAACTCTGCGCAAGGTTATGGTTGATTATGTCAAGACCTATTATGCTGAAGATTTTAATGATTTCATTGAAAGCAGTGAGTATGTAGCCCTACTTGACCTTATTGCATTTACTGCACAAAGTGTCGCATTTAGAACAGACCTCAATGCACGTGAAAACTTTTTAGAAACAGCAGAACGCCGTGATAGCGTCCTGAAACTAGTAAAACAATTAAATTATGTTCCAAATCGTAATCGTGCCGCAAGTGGCTTCTTAAAGATTAACAGTGTCAACACAACTGAGAACCTATTTGATATCAATGGTTCAAATTTAAGTCGTACTACCATCAATTGGAATGATGCTAATAATGCAAGTTGGGTAAATCAATTTACACAAATTATGAATGCTGCTATCAATAAGAGCCAGAAAGTTGGTAAACCTTATGCTAGCAAGACTATTAATGGTATCAAGACTGAACAATATAACATTGCAGTTCCAAATACTATTCTACCTATCTTTACTTTTGGCGCATTAGTAGGCGATGTTGCAACTAACTTTGAAGTAGTAAGTGCAAATATCTTAACAAGTGACACAATTAGTGAATATGATCCTGGCACACGTGGACAATTTGGTATCATCTATCAAAATGATAGTCGTGGTAATGCAAGTCATAACACAGGATTCTTCTTATTCTTTAAGCAAGGTGTGTTAAATTCTACTGATTTTTCTATTACTGAAAAAGTAGCCAATCGTGTATTTGGGATTGACGTAGCCAACATTAATAACAGTGATATCTGGATGTATGAAATTACTAATGGTACCATTGGTAATGAATGGACAAAGGTTGCAAGTACTTCTGGTACAAACGCCATTTACAATTCTACTGCTCGTGGTATTCGCACACTTTATAGTGTAAACACTCGTATTAATGACCAAATTGATCTTGTATTTGGCGATGGAAGTTTCAGTGAAATTCCACTTGGCAACTATCGTGCATATTATCGTGTATCAAATGGCTTAACTTATCGCATTGCTCCAAGTGATATGGCAAATATTAGTGTGGCTATTCCTTATATCAGTGCTAATGGTCGCCCAGAAACTCTTACTATTGGTGCTAGCCTACAATATACTGTAAGCAATTCTTCACGTCGTGACTTGACAAATGATATTAAGCAAAAAGCCCCACAAGCATATTATGCACAAAATCGTATGGTTAATGGCGAAGATTATAATACTTTCCCATACACAAGCTATAGCGATATCGTAAAAGTAAAATCTGTAAATCGTTTTGCTAGTGGCGTGTCTCGTGGTTTAGATATCACTGACCCAACTGGAAAATATACATCTACTGATCTTTATGCTCGTGATGGTGTGTTTTATAAAGATGATTTTGTGCAAAGTTTTCATTTTACCTATAATAGTCGCAATGACATCTTAAAGGTTATTAATAACCAAATTACTCCTATTATCCAAGATTATCCAATGCGTCAGTTCTATTATGAAAATTGGACACCACTTGATTTTACTGTGTTGCAGCCAACTACTTGGACTCGCAGTACTGATGATACCACAACAAGTACAGGTTTCTTCCTAGACCCTAGCGATACTACCAAAACTCCTGTGCAAATTGGCAGCAGTATTACAAATTATCGTAAGTTTTTAAACACTAACAGCTTGATTAAATTTACTGCACCAACTGGTTATTATTTTGATGCTACTAATACGCTTGTAAACGGTAATCCAACGCTAACAAGTGATCGTACCGTTATTTGGGCAAGTATTCAAAATGTCACTGGAACTGGTGCAAGTACTGTGTTGGTTGCTGGTCGTAATATTGGTGCAGTTACGCTGAGTGAAAGTATTCCAACCGGCGCTATTGTTAGTCGTGTGTATACAACCTTTGCAACTACTATTCAAAATACAACAATTAATGCTATGACCAATTATATTCTAAACAAAACTGAATTTGGTTTAGTTTATGATTATAATAAAACTGCAAGCACAACAAGTGACCCGTGGACAATTATTCCTATAAGCAGCGTCAATATGGGTACTAGCAATCAACTACCACAATTTGATCTTGCTTCACAATATTCAACGAATGATAGCAGTTGGTTAATGTATTTTACAACTGATGGGGTAAGATACACAGTAACATATCGTCAACTTGACTTTGTATTTGGCAGTGGCAAGCAAGTATCTTTTATCGGAACAAGTCCATTGCCTGTTTATGATGCAGCAACAAATACTATTGTTAAAGATAATATAAGATTATTAACTGTAAACAGTGGAATTTCCCGTGAAGTTAATATGAACATTTATAAAAATGTAGTATTAAATGATGGTTATACTGATAGCACACGCATCTATGTAACTTATCCTATTAGTAATACTAGCAAGTTGCCAACCGATCCAGATATATTCACTGAGACTACAGATGGTATGAATTATATATTTTATAATACATATATTGACAGTGATAACTTGCTTCGTTTGCAGTTATCGCCAACAGGTGCAGTAAATTCAATTTATAAAACTTATAGTGATATTAACTATGTTCGTAATAGTTTTCCAGTAGGAACTGTCTTTTATGCATTATCAGAAGATTCATTCTATCAAATACAATCTGTAAATGGTGTTGTAACAGTAGTTGATGTTACCGCAAATTATTATGCGTATATAGGTCGTCAAGATTTAGTATTTGAATATCAACACAATGCTGAAAATACTCGTCGTCTTGATCCTGCGGCAACTAATCTTATTGACACCTATATTTTAACACGCAGTTATGACGAAGCATATCGTAATTACGTTCTTGATACCACTGGCGTAGTTGCTAAACCTGCTGACCTTGATAGTGTTCAATTAAACAGTTCTTATAGCGGATTGTTTAATTATAAAATGATAAGTGATGAAATGATATTGAATGCAGGCGTATATAAATTGTTATTTGGTACAAAGGCTATTCCAAGTTTACGAGCAAATTTCCAAGTTGTTAAAAATCCTAGCACTACGCTAAGTGATACTGAAGTTAAAAGTCGTGTCATTGATACGGTAAATGCATATTTCAGCTTAGATAACTGGGATTTTGGAGATACTTTCTATTTCAGTGAACTTTCTGGTTATCTTCATAAACAATTAAGTGATTATATAAGTTCTATTGTGCTAATTCCTGCTGATATTAATAGTTATTTTGGTAGTTTATACGAAATTCGTTGTCAACCAAATGAATTATTTTTAAGTGCAGCAACTGTTGAGAATGTTCAAATAGTCCAAGGTGTGTTAAGTGGTATTAACAGTGCTGGCATCGGTCAGTACTATGTGAGTTATTAATAATGGCAAAGCGTAAAAGTGAAGTTTTTCTACCCTCAGTATTCAAGACGTTATCCAATAAACGTTTCTTAAATGCAACTCTTGATCCGTTGATTCAAGAACCAAATCTTAAGAAATTTTATGGTTATATTGGTCAGCAAGATCAAAGTCCAGTGTTTAATAAGAATGATTATTATATTGCAGAAGGCGACAATTATAGTCAATTTTATCAACTTGAACCAGGCATTGTACTATGGAAGCGCCAACTTGGAACAAACACTTATAAAATTAATAATGTTTATAATTATGTAGATTTGCTAAACCAGATTGTTGCTGATGGCGGCATTAACAATGACCATGAACGTTTGTTTAAAAATCGTTATTATAGTTACAATGGGTTTATAGACCTTGACAAGATTACAAATCATCGTCAGTACTATTGGGTGCCAAATGGACCACAAACAGTTGATGTAACTGCAAGTGGCGTTGCTACTGAAAAAAATTATTATTTCCATCGCAACAGTTATGTTGCTAATAATGAAACAGAACTTCAAAGTGCTGCGCTAGGCATTAGTGGATACACTGTTGATGGTTATACCACTGTTATTAATCCAACCATTACCCTAGTTCGTGGTGGCACTTATGAATTTAATATTAGTCAGGGCGGACATAAATTATGGATTCAAACTGAAATTGGAACCAGCGGCGTAAGCAGTGTTCAAAACAATATCTCTACTCGTCAAGTATTGGGTGTAACTAATAATGGCGTTGATACTGGAACTATCACATTTAATGTGCCACAATCAACCGCACAAGATTATTTGTTAAGCTATCCAACCCTAGCACAAAGCGTTGATATGATCGTTGATGGCGTGACCTATCAACAACTTCAAGGTCAAAATTATGATGATTTTATTTTAACTAACGGTTTAGATGGTGTTCGTGCATTTGATACAAAGTATATTGTACTGACCTCAACCACTGGTTGGGGAAGCGTTCCAAGCAGTCAACGCACTGGCATTTGGCAAATCAATGTTCAATCTAATAGAACGATGTCATTAAGTTATGTTACTGATTGGACTCCGCTTTATAAAGTATTCGTTGGTCAAGGCGATGTATATGGTCACGTTTATGCTTACAAGAGTTCAGTAAATGTAATCACTAAATTTCCAACACTAAGTGCACAACAAAGCGTTCTTTTTTATGTTGACCAAGATAATCCTCTTATCTATGGTGAAATTCAACTTGTTGAACCTGATCCACAGAGTTTGCTCAATGTTGATGATATTATCGGTCGTCCAAATTACACAAGTCCAAATGGGGTACAGTTTACAAGTGGACTTAAGGTAAAGTTTACTGGTTATGTACTGCCTGCTGAATATCAAGGCAATGAATATATTGTTGAAGGCGTTGGCAGCAGTATCAAACTTATAAAATATGATACTTTAGTTACTCCTGAAACTATCAATACAAATCTTGGCAGTTCATTTGGTAACAGTCGTGGATATGATGAAACAGGATATGATGGGACAACTAATAGTCCAGAAGAAAAAGATTATATTACAATAAATCGTGCTAGCGTAGATGGCAATAGTTGGAGTCGTAACAATCGTTGGTTCCATCGTGATGTGCTACAATATGCAGCAGAGAAAAATAACGGAACCTATGCATTTGATGCAACACAGCAAGCAAAACGCCCGATTGTTGAGTTCTTGCCAAATTATAAACTATTCAACTATGGAACAAATTATCGTGGTTCTGTAACTTGTATCGATAGTAAAACC